TATTTCTAGGCTTTCTTGTATAGATTTTGCTATTAATCTCCAGGTAAAATTATGATTTCTAAGGTCAACACCATTAAATGTTAATGACATATTAGGATTGGTTGCTACACCTAATCCTTGATTAGTTGCATTTTGTGCTTGTGCACCTAAACCAGGTGATATTGCATCACCAGCAATGCCAGCAGCAGTTGTTAGTGCATTTCTGCCATACTCAAGTGCCGCTCCTGCAATCTTTGATGCTAAGTTTTTACCTGGAGACAGCAATCCACCTATAGCAGCACCAAGTGGAACATCCTCATATTGTAAAGAAATGTTATCTTCTAAGCCAGATGCTGGCAAAGGCAGAAATATACTAGTAAAATTTATAAGTTGCGGAGGGTCTTTTGGATTTCCTCTTTTATATTCAGTTAAAGTTATCATTGTTGATTGGTTTTCAATACTACCATCTCTTGGAAAACGCAGCGGTGTGCTCTGCGTTTTCTTTCTAGCATCATCAATTTTGTTCTCTGCGTTGGGCATCTTAATTCCAAGTGATAAATACTTCTGGTCAATTATTTATAGTGATTTCATGGCATACAAAGGTCCATTCAAACCAAAGAACCCAAAGAAATATAAAGGCGATCCTACCAACATTATTTACAGGAGTCGGTGGGAATCATTTTTTATGTCAAAATTGGATCTTAATGATAGTGTCATTTCTTGGGCATCAGAAGAAATTGTAATTCCTTATAAATCACCTTTAGATGGAAGAATTCATCGATATTTTCCAGACTTTTATGTAAAATCAAAGAATCCTGATGGAACACTATCTGAGATGATTATAGAAATCAAGCCGCTCAAAGAAACTCAAGAGCCAAAACAAAACAAAAATAAGAATCGCTATCTTACAGAAGTCAAAACTTATATTATAAATATATCAAAATGGGACTATGCTCGCGCTTATTGTGCAAATAAGGGTTGGGAATTTATAATTGTTACAGAAAAAGATCTAGGACTTAATTTTTAATGGCCATTGCTAATCTTTCTACATCTCCAAACAAATATGTCTTTAGTGATATACTAAAGAAAGGTTCCAGTCGCAGTTTTGCTGCTGGAAAAACTGATGATGCCATAAAGTGGTATAGAAATACTGCTAAAATGTTCACTTCTGTGTCTAGAGATCGCTTATTGCGTGAAAAAAGCCAAATTAGGACCTCTGTTGAACCAGGAAGTATGTATATGTTTGCTTATGAAGCTAAACATAAGGATACTTTGCCATATTATGATGCTTTTCCTGTAATTTTTCCCGTAAGATTGCTCGATGATGGCTTTTTAGGACTAAATTTCCACTATTTGCAGCCTAGATTGCGCGCAATGTTAATGGATTCGCTTTATACACTTAATACTGACCCAAAATTGAGTCAAAGATCTAAAATTCAGCTAAGTTACCAATTACTCAGAGGGGCTTCTCAATTTAAACACTTCCAGCCATGTCTAAAACGATATTTGTATTCTCAATTTAGATCTAAATTTGTATATGTTGATCCTGATACATGGGATATTGCTTTATTTTTACCAACAGAACAATTTAAAGGTGCTACCAATACTCAAGTTTGGTCAGACACTAGAAAGGCTATTCTATAATGGCTTTTAATATTAAAGATTTTACTACACAAATATCTGGAAAGAATGGAATAAGCAGAAGGGCTCATTTTCAATTTGAAATCGGTCTTCCAGGATTTTTAAAAAACGACTATAATGCTGAACATCTAACATTATTGGCTGTATCAGCTAATTTACCGTCAGTAAGCTTAGATACTACACAGATAAGAAGATCAACAGTTTCTTATAAGGAAGCATTCCCAACAAATATATCATTTGGAGATTTGAGTGCTACATTCTTTAGTGATGGCCAAGGTAAAACTTTAACTATATTTAAAGATTGGTTAAAATATATTTTTCCTGTTGATTTTACTAATAATCCTAATGCATTTAGACTTCCGTACAAGTCAGATTATGCAACTACTGCTATAATTAAACACTTTGATCCAGAAGGAAGAACTATAGCAAAATATAAATTTGAGGAAATATACCCGGCTTCTATTTCAGATATTCCTATGAATTGGGGCGCCTTTGATGACTTAGTTACTCTTTCTGCAGATTTTAAGTATTCTACATATTCTGTAGAAAGCGTTAGTACTACCAATCAACCTACTCAACCTGATCAACCAGTAAGTCCTAAACTAGCACAAAATAATAGACAGCCAGAGTCTCCTATAATTAAACCATAAAATAAAATGAGGAATATATCATGAGTTTGCCAAAGATACAATACCCAATTTTTGAATTGACTTTACCTTCTAATAAAGAAACTGTAACATATAGACCATTTACAGTTAAAGAAGAAAAGCTTTTGCTTATATCACAAGAGAGTGAAGATCAAAAAGAACGCATTAGAGCAATGCGGCAAATAGTCAATAATTGTTGCTTCAATCTATCACAAGATATCGGCTTATTACCTTCATTTGATCTTGAATACTGCTTTTTAAAGATTAGATCTAAATCTGTTGGAAATATTGTGGAACTAAAGTACAGGGATCTAACAGACAATAAGATCTATAATTTTGAAGTAGATCTTGATGAATTAGAAGTTATATTTAATGAAAATCATAAGACAGCCATTAAGATAAATGATGATCTTGGTATAATTATGAAGTATCCAACGGTTGAACTTCTTAATAATATTAAGACAGATATTGAAGATCCAGAAACAATATTTGAAGTAATTAAGAAGTGCGTCGCAACTATCTATGATGAAGATAATACTTATGACACTAAGGACTATACAAATGAAGAAATTACTGAGTTTGTAGAATCGATTCCAGCAAAGGCGTTTGAAGATATTACAGCGTTCTTTGAAACAATTCCAGTCCTAAAGCATGAACTTCATTATAAGGATTCAGATGGGACAGATAAAACTATCACTCTGCAAGGTATAGACGATTTTTTTCAGTAGGCCTTAGTCATAACACTCTTGCAAACTATTACATCTTAAATTTTAATTTGATGCAATTCCATAAATATAGTATTACTGAAATTGAGGATATGATTCCATTTGAGCGTGATATTTATGTTAGTCTTCTACAAAATCATGTAGAAGAAGAGAACCAAAGATTAAATCAATAAAGGCTATCTATGACTATTTTAGAAAATATTAATAAAATCATGGATATAGCCCTTTGCTTAATTCGCAAGTGGTGGAGACCAATAACATGCGTCGGAATTGCAGGATCGGTCATGGTTCACGGAGTAATTTTACCTTTAATGATTAAGCAATCTCCAGATTTAACCGGACTAGCTGCTTTAATTACTGCCGCTGCTGCAGCATTTGCTGTCAGAGAATGGGGAAAGATTAAGGGTACAGCAGACTAATGGCTGATTCAGTAATCACTTTAAAAGATCAAAAGTTTAGAAAAGTAAAGGGTGTTTGGGTAGACCAAAAGAAAACTCCTGCTCCAAAAGATCTTATAGGTCTATTGGATAAACTATCTGCTGCAGAAGCTGCAACTGCCGGCCCAGATGCAGCCAAAGAATCTAAACCAGCTTTACCGGCTGCCAAAGATTTTTCTACTGCTAAATTAGAATCTAGCATAAATCGATTAGCTAAAGTTATAGAAAAATTGTCTAAAACAATAGAAAAAAGCGAATCTAAAAAACAACCATCAAAAGACCAATCAGCAAAACAAGATACAGATGATACAGATGTACCTGCATCTCCAGCTCAAAGAATTTCTAAGCCTGGAAAGACTCCTACTCTTCGCGAAGCTATAATATCTAAAATAACAAATTTCTTTACACCGAATAAAAATAAGCCTGAACCAGCCACGCGTGTAACTAAAGAAACTGCAAAAGAAGTTGCACAGATGAAGGCAGCAAACCCAGAGCTTACTTCATCAAAAGCTTTAGAACAAATTCGAGCTAGATCTGTTAAACAAGAAGCAGTTAAAGCAGTTAAACAAGAAGCAGTTAAAGCAGTTAAAGCAGTTAATACTAATAAGATTCCTACGTTTGGTGAAGCATTAAAGCTTAATACAAAAGATTTCTTTAAAGGAACTACAAATAAGTATGGTGAAAAAGAAACCCCGGGCTTACTAAGAACTATAGGTGAAAAATCATTCCCAGTTATTGGTCCAGCTATTTTTGCTGCTAGAGATCGTCAAAGAGCAGCTATAGCTAATCAAATTAAAGAAAGCGGCGGCCCCGCGACTTCTGGTGAAAAAGAACGTCAAAAAACACTGGTTCAAGGCAAATCTGAATTTGCTTCACCAGATGTAGATAAAAATATTGTATCAGTTAAAATAACAGATATAGATGAGTCTGTATTAAAGAAGTTGGGTAATATCTTTGGCAAAAAAGATGGTAAAGAATCTCCCGATGATAAAGAAGAAAATAAACCAGAAGCCGGTTCCGGTGGTGGTGGTTTCTTTGATAAAATACGAAAAAGATTATTTGGCGGTGGTACTAAGCAAAGAGGTCCAGCTGGACTTGCGGCTGAAATAGTAAAAGATACAGCTGGTAAATCTCGCTATGCAAAAGGTGCTGTTGATGCATCAGGTAAAAAGATAGGCGGCCAGTTTGTTAAAGCAGCTGCTGAAGGCGCAGAAAATGTAGCAGAAGCCGCTGCTAAGAAACCAAATGTATTATCAAAGTTATTTGGTGGTGGTGCTAAAGCTGCAGAAAAAGCCGGCGCTAAAGCTGGCGCTAAAACTGGAGCAAAAATCTTAGGAAAGGGTCTTTTAAAATCA